AACAAATTGGACTAGAAAGGATATAACAATGGCTTATAAGAAGAAAAAGAAGAAGGGTTACAAGTAATGGCATTTGCAACAGAAAATGATCTAGTAGACTTGTTGCCTTCCATTTATAATCATGGTGTAGCTGATTGGTCCGCACAGATTACCAAAGCTGAAACAGATATTAAAGATATCATTAAGTCAACTTGGTATGATAAGAGATATAATGATTATAGTTGGGACGAAACTAAATTAGTAGAGGCTCAATGGACCGATGCTACACTATACAGAGCATTGTATCGTTATATACTACCTCAACTATCACAGTTTAGAGTAGATGGTGATACTTTCCAAGAAATGATGAAGTACTACAAGTCAGAGTACAAAGAAGAAATGAATGAACAATTTTCAATTGGTATTAAATATGATCGTAATGCTGACAGCACTATTACCAACAATGAAATACATGATTTTCCACAAACTAGGATTTGGAGATAATGAGTAAAAGAGAAAGCATAGTAGCTGATATAGTTGACACTCTAGTTACCACTACTAAAGATGATACTACAAGGTTAACTATAAAAAAAGTAACAAGAGAACCTGTTATAGTAGAAGACCTTGCTGCTACTGCTATGCCTTGTCTTTATGTTCAAAGTGCTACTGAATCAAGAGAATATGGAACAATGGGCGGAGAGATTGATGGAGAGTTAGAAATACTAATGCACTTATATGTTAACTCCAATACTAGAGACTCTGATCGCAATCTGTTGTTAGAAATATTAGAAAATGCAATAATGGTAGATACTACTAGAAATGGTAATGCAGTAGATACTAAATTAACTAATGTAGAATTAGTAGAAACAGGTGAATATGGACCTTATGCTAGTTTAGCTGTTACTATAGTAGTAGACTACAATTATATAAGAGGAGCAGAATGATGCTAATGAAATATGGCACAGCTATACATGATATTCCCGAAGAACGAGTAGCTAGAGCACTCCGAAATGGGTTTAAACTGGTAAATGACAAGCCAGAACCAAAAGTTGTCAACATAGATCATGATCAAGAAGAAGACAAAGGAGAAGACTAATGGCTCGTATTCGTGGTAATGATGGTACTGTTACAGTCGGTGGTACGGCAGTTGGTTCTGTGACTGCATTTACCCTCAATCAATCAGTAACAACAATGGACAGCTCTGCAATGGGCGATGCTTGGGATACTCATATAATTGGTTCCAAGAGTTGGAGTGGTACAGTAGATGTTCGCTGGGACTTTGATGATAGCGGTCAAACCGCTATGACAGCTGGTTCTAGTGTTACATTAAACTTATATCCAGAAGGTAACACAACTGGTAATGCAGAATGGACAGGTACTGTTACATTAACTGCACTAGACTATTCACAGTCACATAATGAAACTGCTTCACAAAGCTTTACTTTCCAAGGCAATGGTACTTTCACAGAAAATACTGTAGCATAATAAAGTATAATAGAATAGGGTCTTTGGGCCCTATTCTTGTGACTAAATAGTGTTGTCATTATAAGGAGAAAACACCATGACACCAATTGAAAAAGCCAAAGGGCACTTTAGAGAATTAACAAGTGGTTCTTTAAGAGGTCCACTACATGTAGAAGAATGGGATTTAGATGTATACTACCTTCCTGTTGTAAGCTTAAAGACTATGTCAGAAGCAATGGAACTACAGCAAAAAGGTAAAATGGTAGAAGCATTTGCTGCACTACTACAAGCTAGAGCATTAGATGAGAATGGTAAGCCATTGTTTACAAAGAGTGACCAAAGAAGTCTTATTAACTCAGTAGACCCAAAGATCATTAATAGAATTATTGATGAAATGGATGCTGATACTAAGGATTTTGACTTGGGAAACTAACAAAGGATCGAGAGGTCCTTTTTATAATGTCTATAGCAGACAGAAAAAACATGACACTAGCACAAGTTAGTGAAATGTCATTACAAGAAATAGAGCTTTGGGGTGAATACTACACTCACATAGCAGATCAACAAAGGAATTAAAATGGCTGTGCCAATGATTGCAATGGGTTTAAGACTTTTAACCAAAGGTGGTAGAGGAATAGACTTGAGTGCATCAAAGACCAAAGTCATAGACAACCTTAAAAAAGACATTAAAGAAGATATTGATGAACTTTTTGAAGAGTTTACCCAAGAGTTAAAAAAGAAGACACCAAAAGATACAGGTCGTGCTAGTAGAGGATGGAAAAAGGTTGGCAAATATAACAGCAAATCAAATCGATCCTCTACTATTATTAAGAACAGAGTACCTTATATCGATCCTTTAGAAAAAGGACATTCAAGACAAGCTCCAAAAGGTATGATCGACCCAGCATTTGACAAAGTATTCAAAAGAAAGAGAAGAAGATGAGCCAAAAGTATACAATTGATATTAATGCTAAAGATAATACCGGTGGTGTATTTGGTAGTATAGGTGGAAAACTAGGTAAATTAGGTGTAGCTGCTGCAGGTGTTACCGCTGCTATTGCTGCTCTAAGTGCTACAATAATGGGTGCTGCTGATGCTGCTGATGTTCTTGTAAAAAGAATGCAAAAACTTGGTGTTGCAGGCAAAGATTCAGAAAAGATATTCCAAGCACTTGATACTATGTTTAGAAAGTCAGGTATTAATGCAGAAACATTTGATAGAGCATTAAGACAGTTAAGCACAAGAGTCAATCAAGGTGTAGAAGGTAATAAGGCATATGCTGCTGTGTTACAAAAACTAGGTGGCTCTGTATTAGATGCTAATGGTGATGTTAAAAATGCTGCTGAACTAATGGCAACATTAGCTGTCGCAGTAGAAGATGGTAAACTAACTGTAGCAGACTTTGCTAAAATAGTAGGTGAAAAAGCTGGTCCTGAAATATTCAACACATTCAAAGCAATGGAAAGGTCAGGAGTAAGCTTCTATGATGCTGTAAATGATGCAGCTAACAATACTGCACTGTTACCAGAAGGTTTAAAGAAGAATGCAGCAGTATTCCAAGACTTAATAGAAGATTTAAATGCTAGATGGCAAAGATTTACATTTTGGTTAGCAGATAATACACTGCCAATAATCAATCCAGTATTTGAAGGTCTTATAAAAGGTATTGATATACTAGGAAGAGGATTTAAGACACTAGCAGACTTAGTAAAAGCAAATGTAAACTTTATATTGCAAATATGGACAGGTGCTAGAGATGTAATGCAAGGATCATGGGGCTTTATGTTAGGTTCTGTGTATAACTTGTTTGTAGGTACATTCAATGATCTAGGAAATAATGTAGATAAGTGGATTAATAATTGGGCAGCTAAAATAGAAGGCTTTGTTAATCCTATTGCAAGAAGATTTGGACAAGAAGGTATTTCATTAGCAGGAAGAATAGATTTCCAAGGTTTTGATGAAGTCGACACTGCTGCCCAATTAGAAAAAGCAAGACAGGGTATGATCAAAGTAATAACTGCTCCTTTAGATTATACAAATGCTTCATTAGATGCACTTGGTAACTTAACTAAACAAACAGAAAACTTAGATGATGCACTAGAAACTGCAACAGGTACATATAGAGAATTAGAACTAGCTACTAACAATACAAGTACTGCTCTTAAAACACAAGAAGAACAAATGAAAGAAGCTGTAAAAGCTTTTGAAACATATGAAAAGCAAATGGATTCAGTTAGTAAATCGTTAAGTGATCAGTTTGTAGATGATTTAGCTGCTGGTAAAGATGCACTGTCAACATTTAAGAACTTCTTTGGTAACATACTAAAAGAAATGGCTTCACAAGTTGCACAAGCTACTATAATGCAACCATTACTACAAGGTTTAACTAACTTTGCAGGTGCAGGCTCAGCAATAGGTAGAGGTGCTAATCCAATAAGTGCTATAGCAAGTGGATTGTTAGGTAGATTTGGATTTGGTGGCTTCTTTGCTACTGGTGGTGCTATTGGTGCAGGACAAGTAGGTGTTGTAGGAGAGAATGGACCAGAACTAGTACAAGGTCCAGCTATGGTACACTCAAATGCAAATAGCAGAAACATGTTAAATAGTGCTGATGGACAGATTGTTATAAACTACAATCCACAAATATCAGCAATAGATACACAAAGTGGTAGAGATTTCTTAGCACAACATGATAAGACTCTAGTAGCTCTTATAGACAAAAATAGAAACCGTAGAGGTTTAGGTGGAATAACAAGGTAAAAAACAATGGCATTAACATATACAGGAAACATACTAAACTGGCCCACACATATTAAACCAAGTGCTGTAAACTTAGGTATATCACAACCTACATTTACAAGTAGAGCACTTAGTGGTAAAAAATATGTTAGAAGCTTTAACTATGCTAAACAAGCATTAACAGTACAATATCCACCAATGAGTCAACAAAACTTTCAAACCTTTTATGCTGCGGTAATGGCACTAAGAGGTGATTTAAAACACTGTTGGTTTAGTCTACTAGGAAGTGATTCAGAAAAGTTCTTGTTTAGATTCTATGGTGATGACACAATGACTCCTACTGTTAAAACTGCTGTTGATGTAAGTGGTGGTAACTTAGTAACTACTGTAGAATTAAAAGGACTACCTACAAGTCAAAGTGAACCAATTCCAGCAGGAAGTGTTATAAGTGGATTAGGTAGAAACTATGGACATGTACAAACTGTTATAGCATGTACTGATTCAGATGTGTCAGGAGATGCTACTATTACACTAGCACATCCTTTAGCAGAATCAATTGCAGTAAATGATGCTGTAAATGTTGATCCTACACAAGTATTAGTAAGTCTTACAACAGATACTTTTGATGCTGATATTAGTAGAGTACAACACTATGGCTTTTCAGTAGAATTTGAATTTGATAGGACTTATGACTAATGGCTAGAATAACTGATACAACAGCATTAACAAAACTACAAGAAAGTAGATATGAAACATATGATCTAGTGTATATAGATGGAGTGTTCACTTCACCTTGGAATGGTGGCATCTACTTAACAAACTATCCTGTTGATATTAGTTTAGACTTATCAGGAGATTCAACACAAGTAACATTCTTAAGCTTAGGTGCTTTCTTAGGTGTAAGTGACTTTACACAAAGTTCAGACCTAGAAGTAGAAGGCATGAATATATCACTAAGTGGATTACCAGGCAATGATGTAAGTGGTGATTCGATGTTCCAAATACTGTTATCAGACACTTGGAAAGGATATTCAGTTAAAGTATGGAAACTAATAATAGTAGATCCTACAGATGCTAGTACTTCAATACCAATAGAAGTGTTTAGAGGTACAAGTGTAAATTCACAAGTAGAAATAGACAATGATGGTATTTGTTCAGTTAATGTTACAGTACAAGATGACTTTGCAGCATTTGAAACACTTGCAGGTAGAAGAAACAACCCAAGTGAATCTCCAGAGATTGCAACAAAATTATATAAAAGTTGGCCTGTTAGCCCTAGTTGGCAGAAGATAGGAACTTTTAACGACTTTAGTAGCTGGACTGTTAACGGCATGACAGGACCAACAACAAATAGCTCAACATATCTGTTTTCTCCGTATGGCTATCAAGATAGTTCAAGCTTTGCACAAACTACAGCAGCTACTATACACTACATAGAAACACCAAATTTAGGATCAGTTACCAGTGGTCAAACAATTACTTTCTCTGCAATGGTTGCAGGTGTAGGTGATGCAGGATTACTAACACAATGGTTTGATGTTAGTTTAACAAGTACAGAAACAGGACTTACTTCAGGTACTGTGTTTGATCTAAGTGATTACACAATAGAAACAGCAGCAGTAGATTCAGAATATGTTGATCAGCAAATTGTTACAGACAATGAAGAAAATAACAAGCCAGTACCTGTAGAAAACAAACAACCATGGTGTGCAGTAATAGTAAGTTACACAGCTAGTTCAAACTTAACAAATGTAAAGTTTAGATTAACAAGTGTAGATCAATTAACTGATTATGATCCTGCAGGTGAAACTGCTAGAGGATTCCAAATCTGTAATGCATCAGCATACTTAGAAGCATACAACTATGATTATACCTTTAAGCTAACTGACTATTATGATTACATTCCGGACACAATGTTTATTAATGCAGCTAAAACAAATCAACAAATAAGGTGGGCTACTGGTGTATAACTTATGTGATCAATTTAATGTAAAAAATGTAGTACAAAAATACATGGGTACACAACTCAATTGGGGCAAAACCGATTGTGTTACCTTTTTCTTTGAAGTACAACAAGCATTACATGGATTAGACACAAAAGAATGTTGGTATGGTAAGTACAATGATCTAAGGTCAGCATTAAGATGGGCTAATACAAATATGCCAGCAGGAGACTTTAGTTCGCATCCAGTCATGCAAAAATATACTAGCTTAGATGTTGAGCCATGCAATTTACAATTAGGTGATGCTGTACTAAGTACAAGAAAAGGTTTACCACATGCTGCTGTATACTATAATAGACTATGGTGGTCAGTATGGGATAGTGTAGGCTTTGGATACAATGTAGTCCACAATGAGAAATATAAAGTTTGGAGATTAAAAGAATGCCACAGATAGCAGCAGCAGTATCAGGTGTAACAGGTTTATTAGGTGGTGTATTTGCATCACAAATAGGTAGAGCAGTATTAGGATATGTAGCTAGTTCAGTATTAAGTAGTGTAGCTGCAAGACTATTACAACCTTCTGCTGAACAAAAGAATGCACAAGCAGGTAGTGGTACACAAATAAATGAAACAGGTTCATTAGCACCTATTCCTATTGTATATGGTAAAGCAAGAATAGCTCCAAACAGAGTATATGTTAACACAAGTAACCATGATGATGCAACAGCAGGTAATGAAGAATATCTACAGGTTATCTACACTATTAGTAACAATGTATTACTAGGTGCAGAGTGTGTATACCTTAATGGAGAAAAAGTAGGTAAGTTTACAGGCCCTAATATAACATCAGGTTATATAGATGGTTATCCTTATGCAGGTACTACTCCACAAAATGATGTAGATGGTAGTGGTACTATAGGTGGACATATTAATGGCTTTACTATTGATTCAACCTATACAAACAAAGTAAGTTCAAACTACTCAATAACATTAACAGATGATGATATACACTTTGATGTGTATACTGGTGAAAACTTCCAACTAGCAAGTCAAGACTTTATTGATTCAGCTAATGATTCTCTAGTTAACTCAGACTTTAGAGGCTCAGGATGGGCAGGTGATGCTGGTAATAGTTGTTCATACATTTACATGCGACTAAAATATCATGAAGCACTATACTCAACAGGTATTCCTACACTAAGTTTAGATGTTTGGGGTGAAGCACATATTGATGAGTTTGTTAATCCTAATGACCCAACACAAACATTTAAAGAAAAGCTAATTGCAGATGCAGCAATAGATGCAGATTTAGATTTAACTGATACAGGTGACTTTGATAGACTAGGTGCTGTACAAATTATAGATTACCTAATACATGACTATGGAAGAAACTTAAATACAACAGACTTAGACTTTGATTCATTCTTAGAAGTAGCTAAACTACAGTTAGAGAACTCAATCTTTTCAGATGGACAAATAGATCCTAATCAAACTATAATGCAAAATTTAAATTTGTTGCAGGCAAATAGTCTTTGTACTCTTATAAGATCTAATGGCAAATATAAGTTAAAATACATTGCTCCAGAAAGCACAATTTATACTGGCAGCACATATGTATTCAATGAAGACAACATACTAGGTGATTGGAATATATCAATAGGTGATGTAACAACTGACTATGACATTGCAAGAGTAGAGTTTTATAATGAAGCAGTTGATTATCAAGCAGACAAAATAACTGTTTATGATTCAGCAATAAACTTAGATTCAGATTTCAATCCAAACAACACTAAAGCTATATTAGACTTAACACTTCCTTTTACTAACAACAAGGATGATGCAAAATACCTTACAACTGTACTAATGGAAATGTCAAAGTTTGATAAAGTAGTATCATTCAAAACAACAATGGAAGCACTACAGTTAGAACCATATGATCCTGTTTACATAACACACTCACTACCAGGTTGGACTAATGAAAAGTATCTTGTTAAGGAAATGACACTTAATGCAGACTCTACTATTGATGTTACACTAATAGAATATCCTGACATATATCCATTAACACTAGTTGATGAAAGATCAGACTTTGGTGATATTCCTGCTCCACAACTAACAGCAACCTATGTCAGTGGTACTTATAGTACAGGCAATGCTACAGGTTATACTTTGCCTATTACAACAGCTTTAGATACAGAAGATCTATTGCTAGTAATAGTAGAAGCTACAGAAAATAGTAATATAGAAAACTGTGTTGCTACAAATGTTACATTCAATGGTACTAACATGGACATAGTAGGATCAAGTCAACTAGATGGTGTTTCATATGCAAGATCAATTGGTCATACAGTGTGTACTTTGACTAATACCAGTTTAACAAGTGCTTCATATAACATTGGAATAACATTACCTAATGAGGCAGAAGGTTGTCAAATTGCTGTTTGGAGAATAACTGGTGGTAATGCACTATATCAAGCATCAGTTCAAAGTGTTAACAAAGAAACATATGTTGGTAATGAAGGCAACACATTTACAATAGAACATACTGACACTATTAATATTCCTGCAGGTGGTGTACTGTGTTACATGTATGGTAGTATTGATGATACTAGAGCAATAACAACTACAACAAGTGGATATACAATAACAGAAGACTATGATTTTGCAGTAAATGGTACTCAAACTTCAGCTGGACATTCTACAGCAGAATATGTTGCTAGAACAGGTGCTGACTTAATACACAAAACAACATCAGAAGTACTCACTAACTGGCCTAGACTAAGTACTGCGGTAGTAATAAGGTAAGAACAATGGATATTTTTAATCGAGACTATAAAGAACTGTATATAGATTTTCAAGACTCAAAGTTTTCTAGAAAATACATCTGGAAGCTAATAAAAGCTGCTTGGCTATTACACAGAACAAGAAGAGAATCAAGAATAGTACTGAATATAGCAAGAGCTGCTGTTAAAAGAGATATTATACTAGCAGCAAAGCAACTTTGGGATCTGTATGCTATAATACACAACAATCCAATGAAAGAACCTGCATTAGAAATGTATGATGTTGACAAAGTAAGAATTCCAATTGCATATACTGGAGGGAAACCATTAGAACCTCCAGTAAGAAGATCATATTCATATAAACCTCGAAGAATTAAAAGCTAAATAATTTTGGAGAGCAACTTAGGATATTTCTTACTCCTTCAAATCTGTTACTGGCCATGTAACTTCATTCTAAGTTGTTTCTCCTTTTTTCAAACTACCCAACAAGTATTAACCGGATAAAACAAATGAGTACAGATGAACACAACAGAGATGATATAAAAGAATTATATCAAATATGCAATAAAACTTTGGGTCAACTACAAGCAGTACAAGCACAAATTGATGCTGCAATCAAAATGCAAGAATACATAAATGAAGAACATAAAGAATTCAAACAAGAACAAAACCGCACACTTAACAATAAATTCAAATTATATGAAGATCATGAAATTAGATTGAGAAAATTAGAAGAATGGAAAGCCCGCTCAACAGCATATTGGTTAATAGCAGCTACAGTATTAACAGCAGTAATGGGTATTGGTGCAGAATTCATAATGCCAATGTGATAAATAAGTTTGTTAGTTTTGACACTGTTTACTCAAATAAAAAATCATTGAACTTGAAAAGGCTCTTAATTGGGCCTTTTTT